ACAAAACACAACAAAAATTACGGATGCACCTAATGAAAAAACAACAACATTGGATTCCACAACTTATCAAATGATTGCTGATCAAGGTACTTATTTAATGCAAAATCAACCTATTAAGGCTGTTACCGAAAATCAAAGAATTATGAAATTGGGAATTCGTGCAAACAAGCATATGAAAGATGTTGATTGGTCTCTAGAAAAAATGTTGAAAAGAGAAAATTTTGTAGGTACATACGAATGGAATACAGGTCAAGCACAAGAATTTGAAATAGTTAGTTTTGAAAATCCTTATGATTTATTAGTACAGGAAATTTCAAGAAGACCATTTGAGACATTTACATATGCACGTTGGCAAAAGTTGGTTGTACATTTTCAACTACAAGCAACTAGATTTCAATGTGGAGCATTAATAGCATTTTTCCATCCAACCATGATTCCAAAAATGGAAATAAATGATTTATTAAATCTTGAACCTTTTATCAATAGACCAAATTCAGTTTTATTAAATCATTGTATTTTAGATGCAAGTCAAAGTGATATGTGTCGTTTGGAAATACCTTTTGTATGGAATAAGGGTTGGATTGATTTAAATGCTAAAGATGTTCTTGGTTCGATTCATTTACGAGTTTTTAATCAATTATTTGCTGCTACTGGAACATCAACAGCAGCAACCATAAATATCTATATGTCATTAGAAGGTGCAGAATTCAGAATACCTCGACCATTAAAACCAGTCGAAACAACAGAACCACCAAAACGTAAGGGTATTGTACATATTTATGGAGAAAAACAATCAGCATTATTGGGCACAGTTAATGAAGTAACAAAATTTTTAGAACCATTTGCTCCTGCTGTTGATACAATGTTAGATTTGTTTTTAGATAAAAAACAAATCTCAGCAGGACCATATCCAATAATTCAAAAGAAACAAGGTTACTTAACACATCAAAAGAATGAAGAGTATGTAGATCGTTTTACTCTCAATCCTAATACAAATCAAATGACTGATCAGGAACATTACAATTCAGATGTTTCTGTTCTAAAAATGGACTATTTTTTGAAAGAAAAATGGAACATAATTGATACATTTAAATATTCAAATGTAACAAATACAGGTACTATTCTTGCTTCATATAATGTTGGTCCATTAGGTTGGAAATTTGATCCAGCTATTACTAAAACAACAACTACCATTGATTATTTGGCTCCAAGATTTCAATATTGGAGAGGAAGTTATAAAATGATGGTTCAAGTAATAGCAGCACCATTACATGAAGGAAGAATACTAGTTGTATTTCGTCCAGCAGTGGATGAATCAGTAGCTGCTTCTTATGGAGAAGCTCAATCACAATATTTGGCAACATTTCAAATCAAAGGTGGTCAAAACTGTTTTGCAGTTAGATTACCATATTTATCACAAACATCATACAATATCGTATATAGTGG